AAATCATTAAATTCCCATCATTTTCAACATATAATCAATATGCTGAATAACAATAACTACTCCACTTAATAGTCCCAACCCTATAAAGATTGCCATTTCGACTCTGTCACCCACACTTTTAATACACCGCTTCTTCATAACATACCTCCAATCGTTTGTTGTTAAAAAACTTTTAAAGCTTTATATTTAAACACCCAGTAATACTGAGCGGTATTTCAAAAGTTAAGAATATATAGCACCCCGGGGTATTCGAACTCAGAGAAATGTTGAAAGGAGTACCAAAATACACACCTAGTCCCCATTCACCAATTTTGTCTTTCTTTGGTCCCCACAGCCCAATTTCTTTCATCTCCTCCCCCACCAGTCAATTATGGCCGCCAATCACCCGCTACGGTTCTATATATAATATTTCCCAATTTCACCTTCATTAGCAAATTTTCACCAAGCGGCCCGGGAAGAGACTTCCCAAATAATATATATTTCCAATTTTGACCCCATTAGGGGTTTTTTTATTGATTTTTGAGCAAGTAATTGATAGAATAGCCCTAGATGCCCACTAAATTAGGAGTTTAAAAATGGACACTACCTTGAGATTAAGCATGGAAGGAAAGGTTTATCTAGAGGAGATAGATAAAAATGAAAATGTAGTTACCAGAGAAGAGCTGGACTCGGATACCGTTCTTCACTGTGTAAGACAAATGGTTGAAAAGAGCATCAATGAAATGCTCCCAAAGATTTCTGAGACAGAGGAGGCTCCCAAAGACTTAACCGAGGGCCTGGGCAAAGAAAAGAGATGGCGTTAATCTTTCTCTGTTCTTCTTAAAAAATCATTGAATAAGTAGCTTATTTCTTTTACGGCTTCTCTATCGAGCAATACTTCGTCCCAATGCCCCCATCGATCTCTTATCCCGAGTATATACTTGATTCCTTTCCAAAGCCGCCGGAAGAACCCGAATCTGGTTAATTGAATTTCCAGATATATTAGCGGAAAATCCTCTTCTTGTTCGTCAACGAAACGAATGGTATGGTCAGGCAATCTACACGCGCACTCTATCCAAAGCTTCTTTTCCATTTGCCCCAGAATCCTTTCTATTTAATTAAAATCGACTAACCCATCTCCTAGTACTCACTTGACCTCAATTGTTGCTCAGAATTGATCCTCGTTAGAATTAGAGGCATTCTAGTGTCTGACTAGAATATGATTATTTGCTCACCTGCTTTTTGAACTACTATTTTATTGTAGCAATACTGAAGACAAGTTCTATGCAATTGATCCACGGGAACGGATTGTTTCCGAGGATCGTACTCACATTTAAAGAGGCAAGACTGGTGCTCCATTATTTTGACTTCTTTGCCCAGCAAGAAAGCCCAATGGAGCCCCACTCCTGCGAGCACCAAGGAGAAAACGATCGCAAGAAAGGAAACGAACCTCAATTAATTACTCCAGAGCAGTGTCGATTTGGATTTTTATTTTAAAAGTCGGTATCTTTACATAATCCACTAATCCCAACCTTTTCGCCTCCCTTGCCGTCATGTACCAGTCGCCATTACCGACTACATGTTTAAGTACATTTAAAAAGTAATTGGGTGGACGCTTAGCTTGTTTGGCCATTATCCGAAAAAGAAGAGTATTGAGCCTGTCGACTTCTTTCGCGGTAGCCTGAATCTCGTGGTTTTTCCCCACGAGCATAGCGGCTACTTCGTGAATCATGATCGTTGAATTAGGCGCTGCATATCTGTATCCGGGTGTTCCACTCGCAAGGAAAACGGCTCCAGCGGACATGGCCTTTCCAATCGCAATTGTCGCCACGGGGACCCTAGAGGCCTGAACTATATCCACCATCTCCAATAGAGCATAGACAGATCCTCCATAACTACTGACAACAACAGGAATAACCGATTGCCCAGTCCTTTGTGCCATTTTCATTTCTTCGGCAAATTTAGTGGCAGATTCTTGAGAAAAGTCTCGAACATGAATGATCACTAAACTGGGATCTTTTTGAGGACTAAAGAGGGTTTTTTCGATTGTCGCAGCCATCGGGCTACTTGATTCTACCTGAACTGGCAGAACAGCCAAACTGACTCCCAGGACTAATGCAGATAAAAAATTCACCTTTTTCTCCTTTCGTTATTTTATTTCCTTAGCGTCACAATGACCCGTTAAAACATGACGTTCTCCTGTCCTGGCATCTGTAAAAATCCAGGCACGAGACTGAGGGCAATAGATATCTTCCGGACTACCCCGAACGATGCCGTAAAAAAGAATCCTTTCTCCTGAATAGCATTTAAGTCTGATAGTCCGGTCCCTTACCGCTCCCCTTGCTTCTGTGTAATTAGTAACCTGCAGGTAAGTCATGTATCCCATTCCGGCCAAAAGGCTCAAAATAGTCAAACAAACAAATGCGGTATCGAAAATCTTTTTCCATTTCTCCTTGTTCATCAGCTCAACTCCTCTCCATGCACTCGATTCTCCAAGGCCCTTTTCGGAGAAACTTTGGGTAAATTTTTGACCAATTCTCGCTGATTCCATTCGCAGTCAGGAACGGGACATGTTTCCATGTATTCGATTTCTTTAGTCCGCCCGCAATTCGGACAAATAAAAATGGTCCGATAAATTCGATGATCATGCCAGTGAAATTCGGGAACATCACTTTTCCCATTTCTCCGTCGATAAAACGTAGTGGCCATAGACTCGCTTTTGTCCATTCCCACACATTCCATCTCTTCTTGACACTTACTGCATTTCACTGAGTTCTTTTTCCTTATAGGCCCTTACCCATTCACTAATTTCATTCGCAACTTTTTCTGGAGACAAAATTTCTTCGATTGGAGTTCCTTTCAGCAAAGGAGCCGATGTGTAATTAACCGCGTACCATTTTCCCCCTTCGGATTTAATAAAATCAACTGCCCCGAGAGGATAATGAGATTCAAATAAACTCGAGAACTCAAATGGCCAATATATATAATCATTTTCAACTCTTATCTCTCGAGAACAATTAAGGCAATTTACTGATTCTCTCCCTTTCAAAGACAAAGTGGCGCCACAGAGAGGACAAGAATAAGTACCGTTTTTTACAAAGTAGAAAAGCGCCTTGTCTCTTCTGACCGGAAGTTCTTCGGTACCCGAAACTAAAACATTTCCTTCATGAGATTCCCACTCGTGATCAGAAGAATATTTAAGCCAAAAATACATTGATCCAATTCGGATAAATCGAGTGCTTTCTGTTTTTTCTGTGGGAATAAATAAATAAGCCCATTGATCAGGATAATCTTCAAAAGCTTGCATGATGTCCATTTTGATTTTTATTCGATTGGGAAAACAGACGACAACGAAAATATTTTCTGCGTTAAAAACATACTTCTTGGGCATTCTGTCCAGAAGCTCTCTCACACTCCCAAAAGGAGGCACGGTCAAACCGTCTTCATCTCGAAGACTTTTCAGCTGCTCTGTTCTTCTAACTTGTGAATCTTGTTTTCTAATTAATACATCTGTTCCTGTTTTAAAATATTCGTCATAGTAATCTTCGAAATTGGTAACTAATCTAACTCCGGTTTCCATTCGGACTCCTACGATTGTTTAAATCGATTCTAACAGAAAGCGAGGGGAAAAGTCAACGAAAAAGTTTTTGCCGAAAGACCAAAAGAGAAAAAAGGTAAATCTTCACGAGAATGGCGCGTAAGAAACGTTTGACCTCGAACTATACCTAAGCCATAGCCCCGGCCTCGATTGTTTCTCAGAATTGATTCTCAGTCGTTCTAGGCCTATTCTAGGTTTATACTCTAGCCCCCTTTTTAGGCATCTAGGACTTCTCTTGCTTAATCCTCAGTTTTAATTACTCAGTTTTAAATATAATCAGTTTAATTAACTATTACCCTCAGTTTTAAATACAGATCTTAACTTCAATATATAATATATATATTAACATCAGGTCTATATTAACTTCAACTTATGTTAACTTCAGATCAGTTTTATCTTCAGAGATCAAGATCAGTTAATATTAACTTCAATATTAACTTAATACTGATATTAACCTCGAAACAGATATTAACCTCGAAACAGATTATACAGATCCATAAATATTAAATTATTTCAATAGCATTGAAACAGAAGTTAATAGTTAATACTGAAGTTAATATTTAATACTGATATGAAACTCTTAAAACTCATGGTAATTAACTTCAGAAGTTAATATATTACTATCAGATAGTAATTCTGTTTAAACTCAGTTTAAACCGAGGGGAAATAAAGCTTCCGTTGAAAAAGGAATTGTGGTAAAATATTATAGATAAGGCAGGAGGAGCGAGTCCTAATGAGCGACGACGAAAAGAAATTATCTCTGGAAGAAATAAAGGCTCGGAGAAAGAGAAGTCAGAAGAATAAATCGATGGCACTGGCTAGAAAATTTGAAGGGGAATTACGAATTTCCGAAGAAGACGATGGAGATAAAAATCTCTTTACGAGAGAACAACTTATTGAAGCTTTGGTATATGACCCGGAAAACATATCTGATACAAAAACGTATACAGAAGAAGAGCTTGAATATGTAAAAAAGAGCATGAAAAAATTGCTCCTTGGATCGGGCTCCTCGATAATCATGAAGTGCCCCGGAAAAGAAGAGTGTCCTTACGGGGAAGAATGTCCTTTTGCGCGGATTGGGAAGGAACCGATGGGGAAATCTTGTCTTCTGGAAACTATGTATTTTAACGAGCTTTTGATTCAAACGGTGAATTCTTTTGACGTAGATGCGACAAATGTGGCAGAGATGGCATTTTGTAATGAATTGGTTGAGTCGAAAATACTTCAGATGAGGGCAAATAGGGCACTGGGAAAACCAGAGAATGTTGACCTTGTCGTGATGCAGGAAAGCTTTAGTAAAAGTGGAGATTTAATACAGAATCCAGTAGTTTCTCCTCATTTGGACGCTCGGGATAAAATTGTAAGAAGAATAGAGAGAATAATTAAGCTTATGGTTGGCGATAGGCAGGAAAAATACAAGCGGGCGGCTGCGTTGAAAAAGCGCGATGAAACAGATGAGTCGACAGATCAGGCGAAAAAAGCCCGGATGATCATGGAAGCTAAGATGAAAAAAGAGGTTAAAGAGCTGGAATCTGCGGAAGAAGAGGAAGAAGTATTAACCCCTGATGATATTCTAAGTCAAGTTGAGGATCCAGAATAGTTGTTCTCGTTTCTACCTAAGAATACATTATTTTTCGACATAGAAACCGGGGGCATAGAATCAAAAGAATCTTCTGTATTTTCCCTTACCTACGGACAACGGGGAAGAAGATTAAGAACCAGCTATGCCTCTCCCGCCAAAGGTTCATTTGTTTCCAGGTGGGCCGAAGATATAGTTTTATCGAAAATCCAAGGAAAAAAGACAGTTAGCGAGCAGAGGCTCCTAGAAGCCTTTCTTAAAAAACTAGAAAAGAGAAGGGCAGGATCTACTTTAGCTGGTTGGAATATAGGCTATAAAGCTATTCCTCAGGCGAGTTGGATTGCTGGATTTGATATTCCTTTTCTTGTAAGTCGGGCCGGAAAATATGGATTACAAGGAAGATATCAACAGGCCTTTGGCCGCTTAACTACGAGAGATATAGGGCAGGAATTTCTGGCGAGTACAGCTTCAAGAATTTACGGTTTTGCCAAGAATTTACCTCAAGAGCGTTTATTTCAAATATTTGATCCTGATATTTATCGACAACTAGAACCTTATGGAAGAGAGGCCTTCGCCTTACGTCAGAGAGGTTTGGGCGTACCTGAGATAGCCCGAAAATTACAGGGATATAGAGTCGCAGGGTGGAAACAGGATCTGGCCTACGAGTTGATGACTGGGAAGCCCCTAACTTCTGCTCATATGTCTGAGGCTGATGTTCAGGCTATGATAGAGATGTCTGGGAAAACGTTGAATATTTCAGATGAACAGTTTGCCAGAAAGTGGCATTCGTTAGCGCTGAAAGGTAGGCTAGTAAGCTCGGCTAAGGCTCAAGTGAGAAGAGGGAAAGAGATAGGCTGGGAGGCGCTAGAAGCCAGGGCAACGAGATACGGACTAGATTGGAGTTCCATTAGGAGCACAATAGAGTCTGAGAGAAAATATTTTTCTGGATCTGGTCGCATTTGGGAGCGAGAAGTAGCGGAAGAAGCAGTTGTTAGGGCTAGATCAATTTTTGCTGGACGAAAGGGATTGCTTATTGGGGGAGCGGTTGCGGCAGGAGCAGCTCTTTTGTATGCCGTTAAGCCCCTTAGATGGCTGAATGACAGGGATGAGCAGCTAGAGGCCGTTAAAAGAGGTGAGTTAGCCGAGGTTAAAATTTATGGGGCAGATGATGCCTACAATGAAATAAAAGGTATGCCTGAGCAGGGAATAGGTCCTGTTTTAAGGCATGCCATGACTCCATTTGGGTCTGGATATCAAGGAGAAAGAGAAAAAGACGCTTTCGATTATTCTTCTTCGATTATCCCAGGTCTTTTTTCAGCAGGTGTCGGAGGATTTCTAGCTTTTGGACGTCGCGAGGGAACTTGGCTGAATGTGCCTGTTGATCCGGCAGAATATGCAGAATCTTTTACAAAATTCAAATATCGTCCCGGCGACATCATTGTTTCTCGTAATGTTCTTTACGACGCCCCCTTCCATGTGGCAATCGTGGGTCCCGATAAAAGCGTATACCAAGCGTGGCCCGGGGCGGGGGGAAAAGCCGTTGTACAGCGAGAAAGTATAAGCTCTTATGTTAGGGGTCAGATAAAAATACATGCTGCCGAAAAAATGGAGTACCCTCTTTTCGGTGTAGTGCGCCCCTCCGCTTTATCAGAAAGCAAACGTCTAGAAGTGGCCAGAAATGCAGCCGGGATATATGGCGACTTTATTTGGGGAACAATTAGGCCAAGATATGGGCTGCTTGCGAACCAGGGTGTAAATGAGTTTAACTGTTTAAGCTATGTATCGGAAGCTTATAGTAGAGCTGGGGCGGAGTTCTTCAAGCCAGAGGTCAAGAGGGCTTTTCCGTGGAATGTTAGCGAAAAAGGCTGGGAATGGATGTTGAAAAGTCCGAGAAAAATCGGAGAGAAGCGTCTTCTTCCCAAATATGCGGCAGGGCTTGGACTCGTTAGTGCGGGGATTGGGGCAGCAACTGGCGACCCGCTTTTGGCTGGTTATGGCGTTGGAATGGTTGGGCTTTCGCTTGGGAGCAGGGCATTTTTAGAGAGTTCCCTTGCCAAGCGTCTTGGCTTGGTAGGTTTGGTTTTACCCGGTAAAACCAGAGCGCTCTTTATGAAGTCTCTCGCGTTTGCCGGTTATACAGCCATGGCGCTTCCTGCCGTTTTAAGAGGGGCAAGCGACTTAAGCGATTTTGATGCATCAAGCTTGTTGAATGTGGCGGCAGCGGGCAGTAGTTTATATTTCGGGAAAACCGTATACGATACGATATTTAAGAATGTTCCCAAGTATGATCCTAAATCCAAGCGTTTGCTAATTCTCGCGGATGTGGCGGCTGGCGGAGCAATGGGACATACAATGCCAGCGGAGGCTATTAGAGATTGGGTTCAGAAACATGGCTGGGACGCTGATGTTGTTGGTGGTTTTGAGAACTTAAGTGGTCTAAAACATTCTGGTGTTGGATACCGTGCGTTCGTAGATGCCGGATATAATACTCAATGGATATCTGGGCTTCCGGGTGTAGCGGTACAGTGGGACGTGCAGGGGAAAAATCTTTCTAGTCAGGCGAAATTCAGGTCTATTTTAACTAAGAATTTTGGTCTTAGTTCTGAGGGTATGGCTTTTGTCGTGCCTTCTGTAGAGCAGGCGGCAGATTATGCTTCGGTAACTGGTCAGAAGAACTTTTATTCATTCAATACCCTGGTTATCAAGCCGAAAACTTTTGAGAAAATACAGGCTATAAAAAGAACGTTGGCAGCTGGACAGCTAAAGCTTCCCGGAATTTCGTCTGGAGAGAGGTTTGTAACTATTTCGGGCGGCGGGAAAGGCTTCGGGGTAGCTGAAGCCGCTAGGGTTTTGCAAGAAAGCGGATGGCTAAAAGAAACCAATAGAAAGGCTGTTATTTTTGCCGCCAATTTGAATACGCAAAGACCTAAGGCCTATAGAAGTCTAATGGAATTGGTGGAGAAGGATCCTTCGAGATTTATTGTTCACGATTTTGCTCCCGGAGGGGCTGGTAGAAGACTTACGGAGTATATGGCGGCAGCTGATATAAATTTATTGGCCGGAGGAGCTTCCACTACGGTAGAAGCAACAGTCGCTGAGAAGCCGTTTCTTGCCTTTCGTGGAGCTGGAGTTCCAAAGTGGGAGCATTTTATCGGAAATCCAGAGTATGCCAGAGAGAAATGGGGGGCGTCGGTAAGGCTATATGAATTGCCTGGATTAGGAGAAGAAGCTGCCGAGAAGGTAACTGAGCTAAGAGGGGCTTTGACTTTTCTCGAAAAACAGGGGGCGGTCAAGAGTGCAGTTCCTCGTATGTCAGAGTTTGACGCAGGTAAGAGAATAATAGACATAATCGAAGAGGCGGAGAAAGCGGGGCAACTAAGGCCAGCGAAATTTAGGCCTACTCTCCAGGGGATGGTTTATCCTCTTTGGAAAAATCCTGGGGTGCGGCGAGCTGGATTGGCGACTCTCGGTATTTTTGCATTATTGGGGGTAAGTGGTCTGATTTCGGATGACGAAGAGGAAGTTTCCGATAGATTGGCAAAGGGGAACTATCAGGACCATAATACGATTCCTGGAATGCCGGAGGAGGGTATGAACGCCCAAATGCGGCATGAAATGACAGAGTTTGGTAGCGGCTGGCTAGGGAAGTTATTTAGGAGATTTGGCCGTAAAGCGTTGCCGGAAGCAGCAAGTACGGGTTGGCGATTATCTGCTCAACAAATGCGAGAAATGTCTGCCGTAGAATTTAAAAGATTTGTATCTTCTCGTGCTAAATCCTCAAAATCATTACAAATTATAGGAGCGATGTCGAAGGAGAGTGGCGGTAATTGGGCGTTAAACGCTCGTCAACTTCAATCCCTTTCTACGGAAGAATTGATAAGAGAGATTAAGTCTCAAGGTGGCGAAGCAATAGGATTGCTTAAAGGAGCTTTTAAAGAAGCGGGGACGCAGGTTGGAAGAATTAGGGCAAATAAGGCTCTGAACCCGATTGAAGGATTAGGGTGCAGCGGGAAGGGTATTTTTACCGACTTCGGCTCTCCTTGGAAAGGCCCAGTTGTTTCAGGTCCTTTGGCGAAAAAGGTAGCCCTAAATGATCCGAGGATGTTCAATACTGTAGAGGGCTTGGTGCATGGGGGAATGAATGAGCGGAAGCGTCATGAAATGACTCCGTTTGGGGGGCCGTTTAATTGGGCTAAGGGATTGTTCAGGAAGACTTTTCCCGGTCAGAAGAATGCCTCTAAGATATTAAGCGAGATGAGCAAGAAAGAGAGTGTCATTGTTTTTCCAGAGAGATTAATGGGATATTTACCGAAAGAAATGAGGAAGGAGTATTCTGGGTTAGTCGGGGGATATCTTCCTTTGGCAGGAACACAGGCCACTAGGGCTAGGGGGGAAATGGCTTTCGAGGACATATTTAAGGTATTGAGGGCTCAGACTAGAGGGGATGAAGCTGGACGAGAGCTGGCGAAGGAGTTTTATTCAGAAGCTGCTAAAAAAACAGGGCCTGGAGGGGGGATTCTTGTTTCCGAAAGAGGGTTTAAGAGAATGGCTCGTAAGGCGGGTGGAACGGATGTTATTTCAGAAACGATAGCTCACGAAAGAACTCATATGGGGTTAAGGGTTAAGGGGCTCCTAGAAGACGTAGAGGAAATATTTGATATGGCAGGGGCTTCTGGTGGGTACAAGAAATGGTTGAATAAGTATAAAAAACATGCCTATTATTCAAAAGAGCCAGGTCGGTTGGCGGAGGAATATGTAGCGCATGCGGCGGGAGCGGCTAAGAGGGGGATGACTAAGGCTGAAAAAGAAATGTATGCTCCTGCGATTGCTTATCTTAAAGGTACTCCAGAGTTATCAGAATTTGCCGGATTGCAATTCCATAATAGAATGGGAGACATGACTAGGGCAGCTCAGCAGCAAGCGGTCTTAAATGCTAAGAACGGCGCCAAGAATCACATAAAACATACGAGCTCTTTAACAAATGCTGAAAGAGGATATAATAATGCCGGAAGGATTTGGGAGTAGGGATGTTTGATAAGTTACTCGCAGGTACTCTAAAAACTGGTTTTCGGGGACTGAAGGCTGTTCATTGGGGGTTGCGAGGTAGTCTTGTTCGCAGGATGGCTACTACAAGTTTGCTTGGAGGTTTGGGAGCGGCGACAATAGGCGCTCCAGGCAGTTCCTTGGAAACCCGATTTGGTGCGTTTGTTGGTGGAGCTACCTTGGGAGCTTTGGCGGGAGCGGCCTCTTTTTTGCCATTGCGAAAAATGGCTTGGGGGGCGACAAAGAGTGGTATTTCGACAGGAATGTACGCTACTGGAAGTTTGGCAAAAAGTGCTTATGGTTTAGCTCGGAGGCACCCGGGACCTTTGCTTCTTGGTGCCGGAGCTTATGGGTTATATAGTTTCGCGAGTCCTTTTGTTGGAGGTTTATCCGGAGGAGATAGGTTGGATTTGATGGCCTCCTATGATCCAGAGACTTTGCAGAGAGAGGCGCAGGGAATCATACAGACCGGCGGTGGCCAATGGGCAGGTCAGTCTTTTAGTGAAATGTCGGGATATGTGCCGGTGGGGGCTGGAGTAATTCGAGGTGGCCCTCAATATGTTGCTCCCTCTATGACTGATTCTTTTACGCAAAGTACTTATGGCTTAGTTCAAGGGCTGCATAAGGGGGCGATGTCTTAATGGCGTTAAGTTCTATGGCATATCGGGCAGGTTTTGGTGAGGAATCGGGCGCTTTTTCTGATGTGGGCATGAGCTTCGGTGTGGGAGCATTAACTGAGGCTATTGGGTTTGGTAGAGGAAGAGAGATAATAGAGCTTTCCAAGGGAGGTGTTTTCGGAGGTGGGTGGAAAAATCGTTTTCTATTAGGAGCTAAGCAAGGTTCTCTCGAAGCGGTTGGACTGGAGATGAAGGGAATAAAAAGTGTGTTTGGAGAGAGTGCTCTTGGGAGGTGGGGAGGAAGGCTTTTCATGGGGGGCTTTACTGCTTACTCTATGTACGAGGGATATCAACAGGGAGGCATTCTAGGGGCCATAAAGGGCGGGATCCGAGAAGTTGCTGTATTTGGGGCTATGCGTGTGGTTGGAGAAGTTGCTGGGGCGAGTATATTGGGGGGCTTGAGTGTTCCCGTTGCTGTTGGTGCTGCTGCTGGTTATGGAGCCTACAAGGCTTTAGAATACGGGCAGTCTCGGACTCGGGCGTTAAGAGAGACGGAGTTTGTGACTCCTGTGGTGGATCCGTATGGGACAGGATATACGATGAGACAAAGAAGCCTAGCTTCGATTCAGAAAAGTTATTTAAATGGAAGAATGGCCATGGGGAACGAGGCCGTACTCTTGGGGGCCGGTAGAGGTCTAAGGTAGAATAGGAGGGTTTAGAAATGGTAACTCCGAGCTTTTTAGGAGAAATAGGAAAATCGTTATTTAAACAATCGATACCTTTACTTGGGAAATCGCTATTTATCATGGGGAGGGTAGGAGGCGAGCTTGCCCTGAGAAATCCTACTGTTGGAATGGGAAAATATATGGTTGGAGGTGCTGTAGCGGGTGGTATTTACGGAGCTTTTAGTGATGACACAAGTGTACTGGGAGGGGCTATTTTAGGCTCTGTGATAGGTTCTGGGTTGATGCATGGTAGAATGGCTGGGGGCGCGGCTTTGAGGGCAGCTAGCAAGGGAACTGGTCTTCGAGGTTTTGGACGAGAGTATCTTTCTGGTTATTATAAAACTCAAGGTCGATTTGTGAGGCAGGCCGCTAGGTCTGCGCGAAATATTGGAGGTTTACTAAGTTCTCATTTACCTTTTAATCCCATAAAGGGGCTTTCAAGTTCTTCTGATAGATGGATTAGGGCGGCGACTTCTTATGGGCGTCGTTCCTGGGGGGCTGGACATGCGATTTCTGGGGGAGCTTCAATTTTTGAAACTCTTAAAAATCTTTATAGCTTCTGAGAAGAGTCCGAATGATTAATCTCAAAAAGTGTTCTTCTACGTGCTTGGAATGTATTAAGCAATATAAAGAAAAGCATAAAGTAGATTTTAAAGAAAGCAATGAGCGACCTCATTTTGCGATTGACTGCGGTGGTATCCCCAAAGAGTACCTAACGGAAGAAGAGGCGGCGGGATTTTCGGATCTAGAATACAGAGAAGTTCTTTCGTACTTAGATCCTGTTACTTGGGCCGCAGAAAATTTAGATTGGCATTGTTTAGATCCTGATGGGGAGATTTGGAAAAGAAAGAATCCCCAGGAGTATTTGAATTGGCGGAAGAAAAATCCTGGAGTAGATATTCTGGGTCACTCTCGATATCATCGACCATATCAGGCTCTGATATTGCGTTGTCGGGCCAGGCATAAGGTGATGCGCGTCGGACGTCAGGCCGGAAAATCTGAAGCCATTGTGGTCGCAATGCTTTATCATATGTTCGTAAAGCCTGGTGTTCCGGAAAATGAGGGATTTATTATTGTTCTTGTTACTCCTTATCAGACTCAGATTGAGCTCATTTTTAAGAGAATAACCGAGTTGCTTCAGTCTAGTGTTAAGCTTCAGAATTCTATTCATAGAAGCGTGAAAGCTCCTCAGTATCAGTTGGAGCTGCACAATAATAGTCGTATTGCTGGATTTACTGCAGGTTCGAAGTCTAGTGGCGGAGCGACAAGCGTTCGTGGGCAGCACGCAAATATGCTTTGTTTAGATGAAGGATCTCTTGTCAATACGGGTGAATTTTCATTAAAGCCGATAGAAAAGCTTACCCTACAGGACACTGTTTTGGGAGCGGATTTCGATAGAATAGAAGTCGGGGAAATAATTGCAAATTTCAAGAGAGAGGCTGAGGTCATTAGGATATCTACTCCGTTGACGACTCTTCGATGCACTCCGGACCATCCTATTTTTAACGGGAGAGAAGATGTTCCTGCCGAAAGAGCTCGGGAGGCTATTGTAGATCTTTCTTATCGGAATTTGTCCTTTAAGCAAGAGGCCATTATTGCTCGATTGGCAGGCTATAATTTTGGGGACGGGTGGATAACTGAAAATCTCAAAGAAGCTGGTTTTTCTGGAGACGAGAAGGATTTGCAGCAAATACTCCAGGACATTGTCGTATTAGGTGGGGAGCCGAGTGTAGGAAAGAATCGGTTTTCTATTAACAAGGAGCTTGGCATCGAGGGGATGGTGGCACAAATCGGCAGTAGATATGCGGTTAGATTGCTTAAGGATATATGCCCTAGGGGGAGAAAGGTGCATCAACAGCTTGCCGTGCCTTTGTCTGTCATGAATGGTTCGGCTATCGCGAAGAAGAATTTTCTTTCTGGATTATATAGCGCAGGAGGAACGGAATTGCGATACAAAAAGAACGGCACTACTCCTTGTGCGTTAGAGATAAGGATGAATTCTTCTAAAAAAGAGTTTATCGAAAAATGGATTTTCCAAATTGTAAAATTGCTAGAAAGTGTGGGCGTTAGAGTTTCAAAAGTTAAGATAAAGAAGGAAAAGGGGACGATCAATAAGGCCCAGGAGGATAGGTGGGTTGGTTTGATCAGGATGGCTAATTCAAGAAAGAATTTACTTCGTTTTATAGATGCTGTTGGAGCTTGTTATTCGATGGCCAAACAGCGAGCTTTTAACGCACACAGGCTTTACTGTTGGTACGATTCTGTATACAAAGAGAGGGTATGGAAGAAAAACCGCAGGATTAGGGCTCTTGGATACTTGAAGAATAAGGAAACATCTTCTGCCTTGGGTATTCCACTTAGTACTGTGAAATTTCATAAAAAAAAATATCACCCGTTATTTTCAGAAAATAAGTTGGACGTCTCGGGTCTTATAGACAAGTTGTCGATAATTTCAGATGGATATGTTTTGCTTCCTATTTTGGATAAGCATCTGAAACGGAGAACTCTATCTACTGTTTACAATTTAACGTCTACGGCCTTTCATAGGTATTTTGGAAACGGAATGTTAACTCACAACTGTTTGGATGAGGCTGACTATCTAAATTCCGATGACATGGACGCTGTTATGTCAGTTGTTACGAATTATCCCGAGGCGCTTGTTTGGATGTCTTCTACGCCTAGCGGAAAAAGAGATAAGTTTTTTAGTGTATGTCATGATATGGGCTGGAAAGAGTTCCATTTCCCTTCTTACGCAAATCCTTTGTGGAATGAGCGAATAGAGGCAAATTTTAGAAGCATTTTGACCAAGATTGCTTGGGAACACGAGATAGAGGCGAATTTTTCAGAACAAGAGCTTGGTGTTTTTCAGAATGCATATGTTGACGCGGCTAAGGATGTTCATGAGTATGAAGCGATGGTCCCCCAAAGGGGTTGGGCGTATATGATGGGGGTTGATTGGAATGATCCTGCTAATGGGACTACTATTTCAGTTGTAGGGTTTAATCCAGCGAATAACAACTATTATAAAGTGGCCAGAGAAATAGTTCAAAAAGCGGGATGGACTCAGTTGGCGGCTTGTCAAAAAATAGCAGAATTGAATAGGCTTTGGCGGCCCGATAGGATTTACATAGATAAGGGGCATGGTTCAACTCAAGGAGAGATTTTGCGCAAATGGGGGTTTGAAGCTCTTACTGATCCGAGTCGCGGGAGGGGGCATCCGGATACAAAATTAAAAGATCTGGTTGTTTATGATTTTGGCTCTAATGTTGAGGTAAGAGATCCTTGGACTCAAAAAAAAGAAAAGAAGTATGCCAAGGCCTTCTTGGTCGAGAATGCAGTAAGATTTTTCGAAAGTCAGATAATTCACTATCCCGCCTCCGACAAGGATTTTGCCAAACAGCTTAATGGCTATATTATCAAAAGGATAGGTGAGTCTGGTAAGCCGACTTACGAGGCAGGGCCTGCTGGAGATCATATGCTTGACGCATTCATGCTGGCCTTGGTTGCCTTTGCTCTGGAAACCTCTTCTTTGGGAAAGCCTAAATTTGATATGTCTATTTCTTTTGCGCCGCCGCTTAATTCTTTTCCAGAAGAGGGCGAGGGGAAGATTAAGGAGCTTGCCGAGGGGGTATACCATAAAGAAGGCCCCAAAGAGAAACGAACAACTAGACCGTCGATGAAGCGTACGGGCTTTTTGGATGAAACTCCTGCCCTAATTACCAGAGGAAATGCACCCGCAGCCCACACGACCCTAGAGGCCAGAAAAAACACCATTTTTTGGGGAGAGGGAAAAAATCATTTGTCAAAAGATTCTGAAAATGGTATTATACGTAGAGGTTTAAGAACTAGACGTCCTCGGAGGAAAAATATCTGATGGCTTTGAATGTTTATGAAGATACGACTTCAGATCCTTATAGTACTAGTGGTTTATTTACCTTGCCTTTAATTTTGGGGTTTGATGGTCGAACGGGTGGAGTTGTTCAGAAAAAGCTTTATCTAAGAAATGATAATGTTTTGTATAAATATGAGGATATAACTATAGAAGCAGAACAGGTCGGCGGGGACTTAGATTATATAGGTGGAACGGAGGGTTTTTATTTTAAGATGCGAGCAGGAGATGCTCGGCCCACGGCTGCTGAATGGGACACTATTAGTGGGGGGACTTCCATTTCTATGAGCGACATAATTGACGCCTCTACTTATCTTCCTTTTTGGGTGTATGTGGAGGTTCCTGGTCATTTAGCTGTCATGCATATCAAGGATGTCCGTTTTAAAATTAGTGCGACAGAATCTCTTTCTTAAGTAAAGTTCCAAAGGAACGGATTTGTTTTTTGAATTAAAAAAAGCTTGCCCTCTGAGAGCCGTTCATGCTAGGATATAGTTAATGAATATTTCTAAACGCGGTGGTCAAACGGTAGCAGACAGAGATGCTGCCGTGCGGTGTATTGGTGACCCGCTTAATCAGAGGACCGAGAAGGCGGTTCAGCTGGAATCGTCGGGCGGTGCCCGATGAGCATCAAAGGCGGTACCCGTTTAAGCAATATTGACAAATCTATTCTTGGATATAAGCCCGAAATTAATTTCGTTGAGCCCGAATTTGAGGGCGAAGTTGTTCGAGGTTTGGCGCCTAAAATATTAGATTCTGCCGATATAGAGGCGAAATGGGATACGCTTGACAAGAAAGCTCAAGCTGGAAAATTGTTGGCGGAAGCTTTTCAAGGCATGGTAGATCAGAAGGTCGGAGACTTTTCCATTGCTTTGGATCCGATAATTGATAGCGGAATTAAACAATCTATCAGAAGGAGATTCCCGGGGGCTGACGACTCTGAGATAACTTTTTCTCAGTACAGAGAGTGTCGAGAAGCCATGAGGGAGAGGGGGCTTCAGAATGCTAACGGGTTAGTTCCTAATTTAGAAGAAGTAAAGAACATTAGGCTAAATCCCGATCAATCTGTTCCCATAGATTTTGATTCTGCCGAAGCCCGAAAAGGACTTTTGAGGCCAGAGCTGCAAAAAGAGGGTCAAATAATAGAGCCCCTCGATATAGAGGGAAAGTTTTTGCCTATGATACTTTGCCAGTTGGCGAATATCCTCTGGCAAAAATTCGTTAAACCCTTTTTGCCGCCTCCTCTCAATTGGATACTTCCAGATGAGATTTGTAAAATAGGCGACGAAGAGGGAGGCGCCTTGGGGGAGGATGATTCTTTTTCCGATTTTGGTTTTGGCCCTGATTCTGGGAATGAGGTCGGGGATTCAGCGGGTGCGGCAAATTTGGCTGGGGCATTTACGAAAGAGGGTATTCCTACCTTTAAGAGATGCTGCGGATTCCAGGATTGCCAAAATATAATCCGGGCTTTTGAAAAGGGAGCGGCCTATTCTACGGATGAGCGTTCTGTTTTTGCTATGATGACCCCCTTTCTCCAGGATACGCAGGTTATGGCTGATGTTACTGGAGGCTTAGTCAGAAACAATAAGGGAGACCGCCTCAAGAACCTTGATAGTGAGATCAAAGAGGAGTTGGCGAAGGCCAGGGAGAGTGCGACCAGTTCGGACGATGGTCAGCTGTCTGAGGCGAGTGAGAGGGCCTCTAAGTATACGAAAGTTCCCTCTAGTATGTCTTATGGAGATGAAGGTTCGAATACCCTAACGATGGGATTAGGACTACAAGAGGAGTTTCAGGAAGACGTCAGTTTTTTGGACAAGATAAAGGAGCATGCGAAGGAATGTATTCCTTGTGACTTGAGATTGGTTTTGGACGAGATATTGGCCCTTGATAAGTGGAGTCTTTTGAAGACTTTAACGGGAATAGGGGTTGGAGAAGAGGTCTATAATGCCTTAGATAAATACTGGAATTCTGTTATGGAGCGATCCCGAGAGCTTCTAGGGATGTTCAAGGACTTAGATCAATATGTTGACATTTGTGCCTTTTTAAAATTCATTCAAAAATGGGTTTGTTTCCCGGATATATCGAGAATTTTAGCGGCCCTTTTTGCTCTGTTGATGGATATAGGAGCGATACTCGATGGTTTTGGCATCGATCTTGCGTTAAGTCTGTTGGCTCCGCTTGTCATGCCCGCCCTGCAAAATCTCGTGGATCTCTTAGAGGACTTTTTGCTAATAATAATTAAGCCCCTTGAATGCCTGATCGACGGGGCTATGAATTTTTTAAATAAATTAAATTGGGGAGAGATTCAGTTGCCCACTAAGGCGACTATTAGGTTTTTCTCGGGTCCTTCGTCTTCAGTTAGATCTCCATCTTCTTCTCCGGAGGATACCGGGACTAGGTCTTCTCAAGAGCCCCATGACTTCAGTGTCGCTGGGACTTTTATGGGACAGGAGTACGATTTTTCAGGCCAGATAAATCCCATGAATGAGGATTACGCAGATGATCCTTCGTGGAGTAGAACTTTTGATACTGGAGGAGCTGCTATAAGCAAAGGTCTTCAAAGCTCGTGGGATAAATCGTTTGGCGTGGTTTCTGAAGGACTAAAGGAGGCTAGCTTAAGCATGAGGAGCATGTTGCAGGATCTTATCTTCTTTATGCGGAAGGCTGTTACTAAATTCGAGAATCTTATGCATGAAGTTCTCGAAGAGTTTCAAAAATTGATATCCGAGTACATCCTTGGTTATTCGATGAATATTGGTCGAGCTAATTCTCAAAAGTTGGCTATTTTAAGATTAATAGGCTTGTTGCTTGCCATAAGGAAGGCTTTTCAGGAGAAGCCCCAGTGTGATGAAGAAAATGCCGAGAATTTGATGGACTCCGAGTTGGCAAAAATAATTTCCCTGGATAGGGGGTACACCGTTTGGGAAGATGATGATGGAGAAATACACCTTTCTGAATCTGAAGAAAGCTTGAGGCCTGCTCGAGAAATTCTTGGGTCGGTTATCGGAGATGACGGCAAAGGTGGAGGAGGAGCTGTTTTCAATACTGGGGATGATGTCGTGGACGCTCAGCTGGCGGGTATAGTTGAAAAAATGCTAACTCCTGTTAATGTAGTATTTGGGTGTCCGCATAACATGACTTTGTCTGATGTGGATCAAATAAATGATTGGGTTAGTGGAGGCTGATTGGTCTCATGGCTGATAAGAGTCTTTCTTAAGTAAAGTTCCAAAGGAACGGATTTGTTTTTTGAATTAAAAAAAGCTTGTTTTCCGAGAGTCGTTTGTGCTAGGATATAACTAATGAAAGCCAATAGAGCTTACAAAATCCTTGTCGACTAAATCGATGGGCCAGTTAGCACACCAGGCCCAGTATAGAGCTAGAGCAATTATCTCAGCTCAAAAAGCTTCTGCTCGAGCAACAGGAAACAAGGTTAACGTCCCTGTGGTTGAGCGAATAGGATGTCCAGCCATACTGAAGGCCAATAAAGAAGCTGCGTTTGACTACTGGCTTTCGGTTCAAAATCAATTCGGAGGAAAGCGAATTAAATTACCTTGCCGTTCACATCGAAAGCTCAATAAAGCGCTTCGAGATGGCTGGACACTTAAATCAAATGCTGAGTTTATTCTAGATAACAAGAATAGACCGGTTGCTCGTGTTTACGTAGAAAAAGAAGTCCAAAAGGCTACTCCTAAATCAGAATCACTAGGCTGCGACGTTAATTACAAAAATTCAGTAGTTCGCAGCGATGCTTGCATTGGATTCAATGCCTCGAAGTTAATCAAGAAAGCTAGAGGCAAACGGTCCCAGCGTCAACGACAAGGTTTGAGAAGTAAATCAGTGAAGACTAATTTAAAACAGCGACTAGATATTGAAGCTAAGTTAGCAATTGGACGTTCCAAGCGCACTAAGCGGAATCTAGTCGTTGAAAACCCGAAGGTTCTGAGCTCCCTGGGTAGGGGTAAACTACAAGGTTGGGCTCAGTCCTACTTCGCCAATAGGTGTCAGGTACTAGCTCAGGAGGAGGAAGTGTTCATCTGGAGTATTAATCCAGCCTACACTTCTCAGACTTGCGCCAAGTGTGGTCATCTAGACAAACGGAGTCGGCGAGGTTCTCGTTTCACTTGCACTGCGTGTGGACACGGCCGAGAACATTGCCGCGAAGGGTACGTCGAGTCTCACTAGCGTGCTGGCGAGACGATCAGGAGACGTTAGCCGTGGGAAATAATTCAGAAAACGGCACCTGTATACGAGTTGATTCTGAAGTCGGAAAAAGCGAACGAGTCAAGGTTTTTAAGTTAGATATACCTGCGAAAGCTGGGCCTCTTAGGGATCCGACATATCTTTATTCCTCTCTATATGGCTCTGGAGGCCGCTCTCAGTTTCTTCCGGCTGAATATGATCTCGCCGAGATCGGCAAGGCCGAGGATTGTGAAAGTTATGTTACTCAAGCTTTTGTAAAAAGAATTGGTTTAATGTTTAAGGAAGGGTATGCTTTTGTTGGCCCTAATCCTAAGACTGTTGAATATGTGAGGGCCCGTTTTAGGCAAATAGCTCAAGTTTCTGATACATCCACAGAAGATCTTATTAAGCGCATCGGAACAGAACTCGTCAAAAAATCTAATGCTTTTGTGGTGAAGGTTCGTAATCGTAGGGCGTCTGGGGGCAAGCCCAGAAAGGCTTTTGGGAGCAAAAAGAGCTTGGAGCCAATCGCTGCGTATTTTATCGCTCCTGCCGAAACGATGTCTTTTAAAACCGACAAAGATTGTCGACAAGTTGTCCGATGGAAGCATTCCATAGAAGGATTCGCGGGAGGAAGTTCGAAGGAATTTCCGGTTGAAGATGTAGCGCATCTGCATTTTAATCGCAAAGAGGGGTTTGTCTTTGGGACCCCGACTCTTATTCCCGTACTGGACGATATTAGGGCTCTCAGGAAGATCGAAGAGAATGTAGAGCTTTTGATATATCAGCATCTGTTTCCTCTATTCCACTATAAGGTTGGAACCGACGAGATGCCTGCCACTTATACAGAAGATGGATATAGAGAGATTGACGTTGCGAGAGCTTCTATACAGAATTTGCCCGCTGAGGGCGGAATAGTTACCTCCCATAGGCATGATATAAAACTTCTAGGGACGGAAGGTCGGACCCTGCGAGCTAGAGAGTATCTTGAATACTTTAAGCGGAGAGTATTCGCTGGCCTGTCAATGTCGGCGGTTGATTTCGGCGAGCCAGGAGCCGCGAATAGGTCCACTTCTGATACCATGTCTAGAAATCTCATTGACTCCGTAAAAGATTACCAAAAAGCATTTGAGACGTTTTTTAATAATGAGATAATTCGAGAGCTACTCCTAGAGGCCGATTTTTCAGGGATAGACCCCCTTGGCAAAGAGAATTTGGTTGAGCTAAAATTTAACGAGATAGATTTTGATGCGAAAGTTAAACGTGAAAGTCATTATGCTGATATGTTTTTGAAAAATGCCATTTCTCATGATGAAATGCGAATCGGTATAGGAAAAGATCCATTTGATATTCCGACCGTAGAGGAACAGAGGGCGGGTCGTCCAGAAGAAGATAGGTTTAGAGAATGGTACCGGACTTCCTGGAAGCTATTCGAGGAGCCTAAGGCCCTGATACAGGCCGTGGATGAACCTTATTCAGCTGCAGCTCAAGCGGCAGTAGAGAGCCCTTCTCTGGAAGTTAATCAGGGAGAGCTAGAGCAAAGCCAGAAGATGAAGGAGGAGGTAGAACGAAAAAAGTCTACTGCAGTCAGCAAGGACATGAGAGATTTTGCGCAGTCTTCTTGGAAACCCAGGGTTAGTATTATTAGGGAGCAATTTGATAAAATAGAGAGTTGGGTTAAGGACGTAGTTGTTGGCGGAGAAAGAGATGAAGGTTGGATCGCTGCTCAAATAAGATTTCTTTTTGAAGATTCCAAAAGAACTCTTATTTCTAGTATGGTTGCGCAATTTTCAAAAGGTTATTTTGAAACCACTCCTAACGTAGAGAAGTATTCTCAGAGTTTGGCTAGGAATCGTTCTCGTTTGGAAAGTCGAGCGAATGGATATGTTTATCGACTCGAAGAGGATGTCGGGCGATTGATAGTTAATAAGCTGGGTGTTTTGTTTAAGCTTGATACGTCACTAGAAGAATTGAAAAAAACTGTTAAAATTATATTCGATTCACTTCGCTTCAGGGCGAATTGTATTGATGATGCAGAATTGGGAAAGGCCTTTATTTTGGGTCAAGCTTATGCTCTCATGGATGAAGGGGTAGAAGAAGTAGAGATAGTTGTGAACGAGGGAGCCTGCGATAAGTGTCTAGCCAGAAAGGGAGAGAGAGTCCTTTTGGAGACCTTTAATGTTGATCGACTGCCCGTTTATCATCCGTTTTGCAGGTGTACGATAAGAACGGTGAGTTAAGGAGTTTTTAAGATGAACAGTTATCTGAAGTTTGTTGACAATTTTCGATTGGATTTAAGGTCCGTTTCAGGCATAAAAGATGAATTTCAGCCGCAAGATTCTGGATATTTCTTAAGTAATGGAGAGTCTTTGCTTGTCACTATGGCGGCAACTCATTCTGGCAAAATAATTAATAATCGGATGTATCTTCCCGACAAGGTTCGGCTTGGGACTCCTACGTTTGTAGCTCCTTTCGAGAAGCCAGTTTTAATACACCATGATGATTTTCAAGATCCTATTGGGCGAATAGTAAAGGCAGAGTATATAGACACTTCTGGTGTTATCAAAAAAATAGCAGTAATAGATTCTGCTGCCAAACTAGATGACGATAATTTTAAAAAGTTTATCAATGGTGACATGCCGTTTAAAGACCAGGTCAATATAATATGCGACTTGTACAATTCCAAAGTCATGGATAGTGATGAATATGCGGGACTTGGTTACGCTTTGATACAGATGAATATTACGAACAAGGACGCCATTCAGAAGTTTTTGGATAAAAGATATCTTACTGGGTCCGTAGGTGCCACAACGAACGAGGCCATTTGTTCGATATGCAAACAGAATTGGTTAGCAGATGGGATGTGTGAACATTTTCCCGGAGAAGATTATGATGGTCAGATTTGTTTTATAATTTGTGGTGACTTAAAATATCGAGAATATTCGATGGTTAATGATCCCGCAGACAGTCAATCTCAGGTTTTGGAGATTGTGAGAAACGGTTCTTCTGAGACCGTAAAGTTCGGCAATTGCAAGGATTGTCTTGTTTGTTCTGTTTCGGCCAAATTGGTCGACAATGCGGAGGACGGTATGAAGGGAAAAAAGAAGAACTTAAGGGACGAAGAGCAGGGCGTTAAGGGGATAGAGGGTCCTGGAGACCTCGAGGGGACTGAAAATACTGGAAGGGGAGAATCGGAACCTGCTCAAGAGGGGGGGGGAACAGAAGATACTGGAGAGCCTGAGGGAAAACCTGAGTCTGACGAAAATGAAGGCCTCGGAGACACTTCTGGAAAAGAGGATCCCAAAGGGGAAGAATCAGATGTTAGCGAAGGCGAGCCGGAAGGTGATGGAGAGGAAGGTGGCGAAGAAGGGGGTGGCGAGGGCGAGCTAACCGTCACAGGAGTAATCAGCAAGTTGTTCGAAGGGGACAATCCTGAAATTTCCGAAGAGGAGCGAGAATTTCTTTATGAAAAAATGGCTTCTGATTTTCAAGTTGAGTCCGAGGGGAATATGGAAGACGGCCCCGACGCGCCCCTGGATGCCGATGGAAATGTAGATTGGGAGCAGCTCAAAATAGAGATGGAAAAATATGCTGATGGCCTAGAAGGGGAAGATGAAAAATTAAAGGATGCCAAAAAGAAGAATCCGAAAGGGCGTTCGGGTGGGAGCAATGCAGGAAAATACAGCAAGAGTGAGGGTCCGTTTTGTGGGCCGTCAGGAGGTGCCCCCAAGGGCACTTATCCCGTTGGAACCCGTAAGCGAGCTCGTGCTGCTCTAAGTTATGCACGTCATGCTCCTAATCCTGATGGTATTCGTAAGTGTGTTTGTCGCCATTGGCCGGATCTACCTTCGTGTAAAAAGAAGAAGAAGTAGAAATAAAAGTGATTCATAATACAATTAAATGCTGGAGGTAAAAATATGAAGGGAAAGAAATTAACTGACAGTGAATTAAAGGCTTTGCCTTCCACTGATTTTTGTGGTCCCTGTCGCACTTTCCCCATTGTGGATGAAGCGCATTATCATGCTGCCCTTAAGCTTCTCGACAAGTATGAGGGTGGTGCTGATGTTAGTGCCATTTGGAATTGTATCATTCGCAAGGGAAAGGTGAATGGCTATGGAAAATCTGAGGAAGATAAAATCTTTGATCCTACCTCTGTGTTGAAGGTTGATAATTTCAGCGAAGAAGAGCTTCGCCTTCTGGTAAGCCATATTTCTGAAAATTTGTCTGAGCCTTGCGATGACTGTCAGGATGCTTTAGCCGCAGAGAATCTTCGTCTTGCAGATGAAGTTGTAAGGCTAGAAGAAAGAGTGGTGGAGCTGGTTGACAAAGAAGACGAACTTCAAGCTAAGTATAAGGTGGCCTTGCAGGACGTGAATGTTCTTCAGGATAAAATTTACGAAGACAAGGTTGCCTTGAGGGGCCTAAAAGAAAGATACCTAGGGCTCCTAGAGGCCCTGAAGAACCGGAAGACGAGTGATCCAAAACGCTTTACAGAGCTAACGGATGAAGTTCTTGACGCGGAAATACAAAATATTAATGAAAGTATTGACGTGTCTAAGATATGTGATAAGCTCGATAATGGTATGAGCGGTAATCCCGAGGGAAAGTCTGTCGATAACCCTGTAGGAGCCGTCCTCGATAAGGCGAAAGATAAAGATGGTCGAAAAGTTTTGGATTCGGCTGGTTTACAAAATATAATGACTTCATACATGAGTATATATATGAGCCGGGGCGAGGAAGAAGCGGAACAATTTAAGAAGATGATTCAGCGAACCTATAAGATTCCTGAAGATTTGCTAAAAAAGATGTCTGTGAGCGAGTAGATTTTAGAGGAGGAAAAATAAATGAGTGTTAATGCTATTGGACAGTATACGGCAACTCATAAGGTCTGGGATCACGTTGGTAACGCGATACCTCCGGTTGAACTTTCCGAAGGAGATCGCCCGGCGATTAATTTTAGGCCTGCTTCATGGTTGCCCACCCAGTTCTTCGACAAGTTTTACGAGGACTATTTTGTAATTATGCCCGGGAAGGGCGTGGCGCTTGACAACGATGGTTGTCTTGTTCCCGCTGGTATCGGTGTGGCTGGAGCCACCATTGTTTATACCGCGACTGATGTCGCCGAGGGTGTCATTGATGTCACGACTGGTTCGGCGGTTACAACTGCGAAAACAGTAACTGTTTCGGATATTGATGGTTCTACCGAAGACTTTATGGGTCGTTCGGGAACGGCTATCGATATTTCTGCTTTTGTCGGCGTATGCCCATATGGGTACCGCCAGTGGGCCGGAGATAGTTCAGCCTATGATGATGGGACTAACCCGACAGCTTATCGCAAGTATAACTACAACATGCAGCATGGCGTTGCGATTGCTTGTGATTATTTGCTTGAGCTGCCTTTGGTGCCTGCCCAGACTTCTACGGAGTCGGTAACTTTTACTGCTCCTTCGGCGGGCGTATCCACTAATACTGGTGACGAACTTGCGAACTTGCCTGTCGCCAAGAATACGATGCGGACTCAGATTACTTTTGCTGATGGTGGAAGCGGTCACGCCGCAAGTCTTTTCTTGGTGGAAAAAGATGCTGCGGCTGATTGTCTTACGCTAGGCGATTGGCATATTGATCTTGATACTGGTGTGATTTCGGTCTATTCTGGGACTACGACTCCTACGGGTATTACGGTGACTTATTACAATTATGCATCGGCTCCTACTGGTGCGAATGTTTCTAAGTTCGCCTGTGCTTTAGGCGATTTGGACCCGGGCGATTTCGTTAAATTCAATGTGGATTCAAATTATATAGTAGCGACTCCGGCAACTGATGGCTTTGACGTCATTTGTGGCCAGGTGCTTTCTATCAGCGAGTATCCTCGTGATGCTCTTGAGAAGGTTAAGACTGCTTGGTCTAGTGCTCTCGGGACAGATGCGACTGGGTCTCTTCCTGGGTATGACGGGCAGTTGGATCAACTTCCGGGTACCGCTAACGGTGGAGTGAGTGCGAAGATTCACTACTCTGGTGCTGCCAATAAAGTCGTTACGATCAATCTGATAAGTCGATAAGGAGGAGATAAATGGAAACCAGAATTGAAGACGCTAAATATTACCAGTTCATTTTCCAAAACAATGGTGTCTCCCCGGATGGCAGTGCTCGCATGAAGATTGAGGATATGATCGCAACCCAGACGGCTTCTCAGTGGATGCCGAAGGTCATTTCCAATATCGTTAAGGAGTCAATGGAGCCCATCCTCGTGGGGACGAGGCTTTTGCAAAGGCTTAACTATTCTTATGGTCAGGTTATCACTTTTGGGGCTATGGGAGCCATGACGGCCGCCGATATACCCGAGGGTGGTGAATTTCCAGAGCGTTCGGTTCAGCCCGGTGGGGCAACTGTCCAAGCGACTGTTGGGAAAAGCGGTCTTGCGGTAAAGTTTACTGACGAGATGATTCGCTATTCTCAGTTTGACGTTATGGGCTTGCATCTCCGTGAGGCTGGTCGAGCCTTGGCTCGCCATAAGGAGCTCAAGATTTTTAACATGATCCGCAATATGGGAGTTAAGGTTTTTGACAACGTTTCTCCTACGGCATCGATTAAGGGTGTGACCACTGGTCGAGATCTTACTGGTTCGGGCAATGGTTCCATCACGATGGATGATGTTTTTGATACGTTTGCTCAGGTTATGGTTCAGGGCTTTGTCCCCGACACCCTCTTGATGCATCCATTAACTTGGATTATGTTTGTAAAGGATCCAGTTCTTAGAACTTTTGCCATCAATTCGGGTGGTGGAACGTTTTTCGCAGGTTGGACTGGGAATCCCAATCAAGTCAGTTGGATGAATTCTTTGCGCGGTGGGATGGCAGGTGGCGCTGGCCAGAATATTGTTCCTGGTGGCAATGCCGCTGGTCTTTCTGCGACTGAAGTCGAAGGATATCATCCTCAGATGGATTCGGCGCCTGTGCTGCCGAACTATCTTGGGTTGCCTTTCCGCATTATCGTTTCTCCGTTCGTATATTTTGATCCTCGCCGGATGTTGACTGACATCTACGTATTTGATTCTAACGAATTGGGTGCCCTGGTGGTTGACGAAGAGGTTCGGACTGACGAATGGACCGATCCGCGGAACGATATCCGCAAGGTTAAGCTCTGGGAGCGTTACGGCCTTGCCATGTTTCATGAGGGGCAACAGGCTGCGGTTATCAAGAATGTCCATGTGGTACCGAACGAGATAGTGCTTCCCGCTCGTACAAGCATTGACGTTTCTGGTAGTGTAGCTGCCATTTCGCCTACCGCTAGCGTGCTTAGTTAAGTCGCTTGATTTGGTAGGAAGAGTATGCTAGAATAAGACCCGGAGGCCGGTAGGTCTCCGGGTTTTATTTTATGTGTGTCAACTAATTTCGAGGTTTACTATGGCTGAAGTTAAAATCGCTCTTAAGAATGAAAATGACATGCTGTTCATTCCTAGTGCGGGGATATACCTAAATTTTGAAGAGCCTGGACCCATTATTGTTGACACAGACAAGCTATCCTTGCAAGACAGAAACACGCTAAGGATATCTCTTGTTGTGGGAAAAATTGTCGCCGACAAAGGGGAAGTTTTGTCTGAGGGACTTCAGTCTTTGCAGGCTTCTAGCGGGGGAATGGCGAACATTGCTAATCGAGTACTTTCCGCCCCTATTCACGAGAGAAAAGAAACCCCCCCGGGGGTCTTTAAAAACAGAGAGAGGGAGCGTCAACGAAAATTTGTTGCCCTTCTTAAAAAGAAGGTCTCAGATGTTAAAAAGTCTGTTGAGAAAGTGGAAGATTTTCGGGACATAAAGCTCTTACTTGAGCTAGAAAAACGAGGAAAGAAACGCAAAAGCATGGTGTCTTTTCTGGGCGAAAAGATCCGAGAACTTGAGAAGGATATTGCCAGGTCTATTGAACCTGTAGAGGGCCGCGAAATGCCTAAGGGATACGAGATTGGCACCAATTTTGATATTACAGAAGAGCCCGAAGAAGAAGAAGAGGTTACCATACATTTTCTTTCTTAAGTAAAGTTCCAAAGGAACGGATTTGTTTTTTGAATTAAAAAAAGCTTGTTTTCCGAGAGTCGTTTGTGCTAGGATATAACTAATGAAAGCCAATAGAGCTTACAAACGACATCTCGAATACGTAAATATATGGTACCTGACATTTTGAGTAAAGGTGGAACTGGTGAGTGGCAGATTTAGTCGATGTAATTGAAGATTATAGTCCTCCGAATGAACAAACTGGCGTATCGCTTTTAACTACCATACAAATTGATTTTGACCGATTGATGGATGAAGATTCGGTTGAAAGGGCTTTTTTCGTAGAGGGGCCTGACACTGATTCTGTTTTTGGTCCAAACTCTAAGGGTGGGGTTTGGCCTTCGGCTCTAGGAAAGAGCTTGGGTCAAGAAGATGACTTCCTGGAGTCTCCTGGCTATAAGGGTATAGTACAGGGGACCGTTGCTTTTACGACTGCCTCCAGCAAAACGACTCTTATTTTTACTCCCTCCCAGGCTCTTGCTGCAAGTACGAACTATGTTGCTCATTTAACAGATTGTTATAGTCTTTCTATTGGGGAAACCGAGGCGGGTGTCGGAAATTCGGGCAATGGAGAGCTGGAATTTGAGGGTACTTGGGACGGGGCAAACGATACTGTAAATGCACGAATAACTACTTCTGGAGTAGCTGGTATTGCCGAATTTGTTTGGTGGAAGGGAAGCGATCCCCTGGCTGTTAAGGGGCCGATACTTTCTACTCGACGGCGCCGAGTAATTCTTCAGGACGATTTGTATATAAATTTTGGAGATGGCAGTTTTTTTGAAGACGATGAGTTTGGCGCAGATCTTTCAGCTGGGGCACTTTGCGAAGGACATGTAACCTTTGAATTTGATACGGGTTCTGGTTCCATAGAATCTTTGCCTAGCACAGCCTCCAGTTCTATTCTGTCTGCTCTAAGGCAAACAGGGGCTACGTCGGTAACACCCCTATCGGTTGTTTCTGTGACTCCCGTAAATCATTCAGCTCAAATAGATATTGATACCTCGGAGATTGTCGTCGAATTTAACAAGGCCCTAGATGCCTCTTCCATTTCTGCCGGTTCTGTTTCTGTTGTAACTTCTGTGGCTACTGGGCATCCTGTCGTTGGGGCAATAGCTCATGGTTCTTTAGCCAAAACCATATCGGTAAGCGGTCGTTATTTAACGATTAGTATATAAACTGGAGGTTTTAAATGTATAACGAAGTTGGTATATACCAAATGCACCCCATTGGCAGTGGTGAGGCCATTCGAATTTACAAGAATGTGGCTGGAGATACCATTGGATTGGATGAAATAAATATTGCTTTTTATGGAGCTCAGCGAAGGAATTTGACCCCTACGGCTCATGATAATACTTTTATTGTTCAGCCTAAGATGAGTTGCAAGAGAACTCTTCTTTATCCTGGGGCTGCTGTTGCAAGGGTGATTGATTCGATAGAGTTTATCGGAGATTTTAATTGTTGCACTGAGGGTATAGGAAATTTCCTAGATGCGACCTGGGAGTTCGATATCCTTGGAGACGGAAGTGTCAACGATTGTGTGGTTGGTTTCGTAGATTATCCCGTTATTGGGGATACAATTTAAATTTGAGGGGTACTAACTAATGGCCATTGGCAAACATATCAAGGAACATAAAATACTAGGTATTGCCACCGAGAAGTGGGTGGAGACTTACGTAGATGAGCTGTTTGATTCCTGGGATTGGCAAGAGTCGGTTATTGATATTGTCAATGCGCTTCCTGCGAACCCTTCGGATGGAGATAGGTACATAGTTTCGTCTGGTACTTATGACGAGTATATAGCTGAATTCGACACTACGATAAGTGGCTGGGATTATGCTCAACCAGATGAAGGATTTGCCTGTTGGGTTGAGGATGAAAACCGAGTCTATGTTTATAATGATCAGCATCCGGCAGGTGAGTGGTCCTATATGGGTAACTTTATGAACCACAATTTGCTTATGAATCTTGCTGTGGGGGACGTCCATACTCAGTATACTTACCATCCAGGCCGCGCTGGTGGGCAGGATATTTATGGAGGAACTGGAGCCGGGGAGAGTCTGAATCTTTACGCAACAACCGGCGCGGGCGGACAGATTTACAATTGGGACGATACTACTGTTTCCGGCAACCTTGAGGTTACTGGAAATTTAGGAGTTGATGGTCACGTAGAAATTGAACAGACCCTAGAAGTCGATGGAAACGCAGATTTTGACGGTGACGTAGAGATTGGTGGAGACTTAAACTTTAATGAGGGTGGCCCAATAACGACCGATACGAATGGAAGTCTAAGTATTATTCCTGATGGATATGGGAATACGGCTGTGCATCTCGAAGATGAATTGCAGGCGATGCTTGTCGGGAATTCCACTCCTGTGGGTACTTTTACGAATTGTACCGTTGGTGCTGCTTCCGCAATTATTCAACATGCGGATATCGATACAGGTACAGCTGTTGGTGATTGTGTTCAAGTTTGTTCTGGTACTGGCGTAACTACTGGCTTCTATAGGCTTATTGCTGTTGGGGCCAACCAGGTTACTGTTGATCGTAATGTTTCAGGTGCAGGTGGAGCAGATATTATATGTAAAGTTTATAGAGATGTAATTGCTTTTCACGCAACGGATGGAACAAATGGAAATTGGATTAGGGGATTTTCTCATCAAGATAAACCGTTGCAAATTGGTGGAGATGAATTAGCTGCTACTGGCCACAGCTTAGGCGGCGAAGACGTTTTATTCGGGGGGAAGACCGAGTTTAATGATGTTGCTTATTTTGATCGGGATTATATTTTTCTGCTTATTCCCTTTTTGGTGGATTCTATCAAGTTGTAGATGATGGTTTGCATCTTTTTACTGGAGGTACTTCTGGGAAAGGAAATAATAATTTAATTTTTACAGGACATTCTAGTTTTGCCACAGATCATGATCATGGTACATTATCAACTGATCCTACAATTTTCCTTCATTCTGTAACATCTCCAGATGAAGATAATCGTCAATATGGAAAAATTACTCACGACCAAACAGCATTTGAAATAGGATGTGGAGCGGGATATCATTATTTTTCATTAGACGCCCTAGCCGCGAACGGAACAATAACACTCACAGGAAATATGCAAACAAATGATGCATTCACTGTTGGCGAGGAAAATGGTGGACTAGGTACTCAATTTATTGCAGATACAGATTTTGCTGTTGGCTCGGATGCAGAAGAAACCTGCGATAATATTGTAGCGGCTGTCAATGGATCTGCGGAAGGTGGAAACCTCACAGCACATAGAAATGGCGATACGGTTGTATTCGAGCATGATACTCCTGGAGCTGCTGGTAATGCTGCTATCCTTACTGAGGATGTTGATGGAGGAGCTAACTTTAGTGTAACAGGTGCAGGGACATTAACAGGCGGTAGAGACGCCGTTACAGGTACTCCCGATGATAGTCCTAATTATTATTTTCCAGGTATAAGTGAGTTTGGTGGATACAGTTATTTTGAAAGTAGAACTTATTTACGAGATCAAAATTTTATTTATGATGGTACAATACTAGTGGGGGTTATCTCTGGTGAAAAAGATGATGGTATTCATATTTCATTGTATGATGCAGATGGTGGTGGGAATCATAATTTAATTGTTACTTCTTATGATAATAGGTTAATTGATCATAATCATAGTACGGCATCAACTAATCCAACTCAATTTTGGCATTCTGCTTTAACTCCAGCAACAAATGATACAAGATGGGGTTCTATATGTCATACGGGAGATGCAGTAAATGAAGGTGATTTTTTATTTGCTGTTGGATCAGGTTCAATAAAACTTGATGCATCTTTAAAAATCAAAACAACAGAAATTGATGATACAGATTCCCCGTATTCATTATTGACAACAGATTATTTGTTATTTGTTGACACTACAAATGGAGCGGTTACAATTGATTTACCTTCTGCTCAACAGTCAATAATTGTATTATAACTCCCCAAGCTGAACTGATTGATGGAAATGCTAATTTGGTAATTAATGCTGATTATGCAGCTGTTGAATTAGTTTCAGATGGTTCTAATTGGTTTACTTTGTAAGATTTTTATACGTAAAGGAGATATTTAACTATGGCTTATTTCCCTTGGGATCCACCGCTTGAAACAGCAGAAAGTGATCCAATTAGTCGGCATTTTGTTTCAGAATCTTTTTCTGCTGCAGATCAAGAGGACGGGACGACTTATTATTATATAGACATGGATGGTTTTCGATATTTTTCTATTCAAGTAGATGATACTCCAGGAGTGGCGGGAGATCAGACTTATACTATAGAAGCTACGAATCAAGATGATGGAACCGCTGCTGCCTCTTGTTCTTATGATGATGTCACCAATGCTTGGCTAGGAGTCGCAAGTTTTGCTACCGATTTCTATGCCACCAGAGACACTCCTGTTGCTTGTAAATATATCAGAATTAAAGTTGTAAGAGCTAATGACGGAGAGGGCAACGAGGATGGTGCTTGGGATATTTATGTCAAAAAGCTTTATTAGCGATTTGTAGGCCCTCTAGGGGCGGGGGGGGAAGGACTGAAAATGGCTGTTTACGATACTTCTCAGGTTTTTAATAGAAAAACAAAAGAGTTGATGGGACCAGCTTCGATTGAGAGGGCGGTTACCGATGTTCTTTGCGTAAGTCCAAATGGAGATGGATCAGATGGATCTAGTTGGACGAATGCCTATACGACGGTTCAGGACGCCCTAGATGCCGCTTCTACAGACGGAGATGATTGTACTTTAATTTTAATATCTCCTCACACGACTTATTATGACATTAATACCACAGGAGATCCTACGTGGACCGGGAATTATATTTTAAAAGGCACACATAGAACCTGGGCAAAAATCAAGAACGACCATGCAAGTGCTACTTCTGTCATGAAATTTACGGGCAAAACTTCATTAATAGATTTAAATATAAATCTTGGAACAAGCAATAATGGTGTAATTTTAACTCATGGTGGGTGGCGTGTATATAATTGTCAGTTTGTCGGAGAAGATTTAACAAGTGCAAAAGATGCGTTACAGATAACAGGAGCTTCTCAGATTAAGCATGGAAGACTCGTGGAGTGCAATTTCCGCGGCGAAGGTATGACGCATATGACTGGGATAAAACTTACGAAAGTCGCATGCAGTTATTTTAAAGATGCAAGAATACATAACTGTAAAACAGGAATTCAAATTGTAGATGCTGATTCTGATCATAATTTATTTAGATTTTTTGATGTCGGAAATTGTGGAATCGGATTTGATATTGATACAGGAGATGTTCAGGCGTTACAAGAAATATATTTTCATGATAATACGACGAATATAGATGATGAAGTTAAAAACCATGCGTATGAAAACTTAATTGGTGCATTTCCAATCGTAGTTCTTCCGGATGATTTAACTGGAACAGTTGTTACTGCGGGCGCAGGTGCAAATAATTATGGGAATGATACGGAAATAATTGCGGCGAACGCAATTGATCAACCGTTTAAAATTGTTGGCGTGATACTTAATGTCGCTGCCGGGGAAAAATATAAAATAAAATTATCCGCTGATTCAGGAAGCACATTTTTTGATGAATTTATGATCGAAGGTGCGACACAAACTTTCGCAAGACTTATTGCCTCTTCTCCATCTGGAACCGAATTTATACATAATACCGACACACGAATTTCCGCAAAAGCAAAAAGTGAAAGTGGAGGAAACAATATAAGCGTTTGGATAGCTGTTCAAAAGATATGAGAGGTTTGTAAATGTCTCGATTTATAAAAAATACCCTACCGTATGAAAGAGCTAGCGGTTGCATTTTTAGTGAGCAGTTTGAATCGAATTCTGCTGTTCGGGAAAATGGTGGAACATTGCAGGCGAACGCTTATTGCGAAGATGACGCTGTAGTTTTAGATGGTACTGGAGACAATATTTCTTATCCAGATTCTGATAAATTTTCATTTGGAAATGGAGTGAGTGATAAGCCATTTAGTATTAGCTGTTGGATTTACATAAATTCCAATCCTTTTGGTGTTATCGGAAAAGGAACACATAATTTTGATTGTGAATTTGCCTTACTTACAGGAACACTGGGGAATTTGACTTTTTACTTAATGGATGAGTCTGTAGATAATTGCCGTATTGGCCAAAGAAGTTCGTCAGCCTGTGCTTCGGATAGGTGGATACACATAGTCGCGACCTATAACGGTGGTGGAGAAAGCTCTGATATGACGTTATATCTCAATGGCTCTATTTTCGCTTCTGCAGATAGTTCTTCAAATCCAGGCTCTTATATGGCCATGGAAAATCTTGGCGCATCCTTGACAATAGGCGACTGTTATGATGGAAGCCGGGACGCTAATGGAAAAATAAAAGATTTAAAAATTTGGGATAGGGAATTAACGCCCCTAGAAGTCGAAGCGATGTATAGTCGTACAATGAATAAATATGAAGATAATCTTGTCTTAGATTTACAAATGGATTTGGATAGCCATGATCCGACCAATGATAGGACTTTGGATTCTTCAGTAAATAAAGCTCATGCCACTTTGGGTGCAGGTGATGGTGGAGCTACTACGCCTACAAAACTTACATATA